TTTTGTAATTGAAGGGTTCGGAGAGTAATGAAGTCACTCTTATCACCTGATTGCTTAAACTGAGTACTCAAGTTCTTGATTGATTTACTTGCACGGCTAGAAGGCTTATCTGAGCCTGCTGCACTAGGAGTAGAAGTATTTGATGGGTTAAGTCGTACCTTAGACTTAACGCTTTTTACTTCTTTCCGACCGTAGATACTATTAGCGGCGTGCGCTAACAGGTACGGCATCTGTGCTTTAACGTCAGACGGTAAGCTAGTCATTAATGTCTCGACCCTGGGGTCGCCCATAATGGCCTGGTACTCACGCCGTGTATCGTTGTCCTCGCCTTTCATCCAGGGTAGCTCAGCTTCAGCCTGAGCACTTAGGTGCTCCTGCATCTGGTTGCTTTGCTCTACCTTCTGGATCTCTACCAAGCGAGCAGGAAGGAATTTGTCACGAGCCTTACGTGCCTGCAATAATGCATTGCGGACATCAGCCTTAGTCATCTCCTTACCTTCTACTTCCGTGACAACATCATCAGCTTCATATCCGTCTGCATTGAACATAATGTCCTCTGCCCATTCAATAACATTACTAGCATCCGTAGCTTTTGATTGCAGGTCCTCAAGAGTCCCTACGCTATCAAACGGATTGTTTGTAATTTCTTGCTTTGGTTTAAGCGGATTGTTTTGCTCGGCAGAAAGTTGGGACTCCAGTTGTTGGAGTTTTTCCTCTGCTGCCTTGCGTTTAGCTGTGAGTTCTCCAAAGCGAGCTACTGCACGGCTGCCTAGCTTATCGGCTAGTTCCCGCAGTTCCACTTCGGACATGTCATCTAAATCAATCTGAGAAAGAACTTGCTCTTCTGTTTCCGCTTCGGGAGTTTCGTCTTCAGTACTCTCGTCTGATTTTTCTACTCCTTCTACTTCTTCAGTAGCAATTTCGTCGGCTACCTCTTCTTCAACCTCGGGAGCTTCTTGCTCTTCTGGTTGAGGCGTTGGCTGCCCTAAGCGTTGGATCGCAAAATCCTCTGCTGTGATATTTGTCTTTTCCACTGTAGTATTTTCAGGTTCAGCGATTCCCGTTGTGACTTCGTTGTTCATATATTTCCACTCTTCAACGCTGAGCGATAGCTATGTTTGCATTATAGCACACGAAATGTATGCTATGAAATTATTCGCTGGATGAAGTCTCTGCCCAGCTGGCCATTGTCATAATCTGATCGTAGCTTAAAATGCGACCTGATAACTGCTGTAGCTTATCAGTTGGCACCTCGTGCATTTCTGCGATGCACTCTTCACGCATCTGCTTGATTAGATCAATAAAGCGGTTAAACGAATCGTGCCGCTTTAGATGTTCAATGTCTTCTTGAATAGTCATATTAGTATTGTCCCATATCTTGGGTTCCTACTTCCCCCATCTGTGCTGGAGTTGTACCGATGCGGCCAATCTCAGCGTTCTGCATTTGTTGCATTTGGAATTGGTACTGACCTGCGTACTTCTGTAGGCGACCCGCAAAGGCTTCGTCCTCTTGTAGCTTTTGCTGGATGTCAGGCTGCTGACCGTACTGCTCTAGTACTTGCATTGCAATCTGTCCGCCGCTTGCACGAGCGGGCATTTCAATACCAGCGTAGATCTTAGTCAGGTCATCTGTAACGTCCTTGACTACTTGCTGCTGTGCATCCTCTACAGGAGTAAGTACAGAGTCCGCTAGGATTGGGTCAATGCTACTTGCTAGTACTGATAACAATTTGTCAACGTCGATGCGACCATTGCGGTCAAGTTGAATTAGTTGAGTCATCTGAGCCAGCTTAACTTCCTGGGACTTAGGGTCCGTGTTTAGTACATCGTAGTTGATAGTAATATCAAAGTTTGAATCAGGGTCACCTCGGTCCATAACTTGTGGGTCAGGGATTCCAGTTACACGGAAGAACACTTCGTCTGGACCAAAGCGTTGGAAGCAACGATAAGCCATACGCATAACCTCTGCATTGTGCTGCAAGAACTTGTCCACGAGGAACTGCTTGCGTACACTAGAAATCTGAGAGTCTTCGTCTAGTCCGACTAGGCGATCTGCTAAACCCTCTAGGGTCTGCTCAATCTCAATGGAGCCAACAGGTGCAGGAGGAACAGGTGCAAAGTCCAGGTCACCTTTACGGCGATAAGGAATCATACGACCAGGACCCCAGTCACTTGGTGCCTGACCTACTGGGTGCAGGATAGGGGGTAGCGTAGATAAACTGTTGCGATCAATGCGAGAGTCACGCTCTACCTTAACTTGGTTCTGGATACCACGAAGGATATCTGGGACCGTAGTTGTGTCGTATAGACGCTTGCTGTCTTCTGACAGCTTGGTGACTACAACTGGGTAGTCCTCGTAGCCATTGAGTAGCTCACGCTTGGCGTATGCAGGTGCTTCATTGTTCTCTCCGCCGTAATCCTTGTGGAATACTGTGCAGTAGATACCCTCTGAACCATCTTCAGGATCGACCAACCGCTGGTACGCATACACGATTTCTATTAGTTCATGTGCCTCGTAGGCATTATCGGTCAAGCTAGTACTGCGGCGGCCTTCCTGTTCTCTTTCAACGCTATCTATATTAACACCTCTGTAGTGCTCGATAATATATTCAACAAAATCAGCGTCCCATCCTGCGGTAGCTATCTTGTTCTCAAGTTCTTGTGCTGTATAGTAAGTCTTCCAGAAGCAGTAAGGTGCACGCTGTGGATCGGTGACGTACGCTGGAAAGAAGAAATCTCCGTCTGGGGCGAGTGTCTTAATCTCTGGTGCGTCAATCTGACGGCGTACAGTTGGAAGCTCCGCTTCCCCGAACTTGCGTAGGTCCTTAAGTGCTTTCTTTGCTCGCTTATCTGTTACACCATCAAAGATGTTCTGAAGCATAAACACTAGTTCATCGTCATTTTTACCTGACTGAACTGCACCAAAAATATTTGGGTCCATCTCTGCGATCTGCTTAAGGGTAAGCTTCTGCAGGAACTGACGGTCCTCCGTGTGCCAGCCTACATAAGTAATAAGCATTCCACGTTCTAGCAGATAGTTGGCACCTAGTTCCATTTCACGCTTGTAGCGAGGGATGTATCCGCTTGTTACCATCCACTTTAGGAATGACGATACGATCTCTGCACGAGCAATGTCGCTGGACTCCACTGGGTAGGCACGGATGTTAGACCGATTCAGCGAAGACATAAACAAAGACACCAGCCGTGTAATGCGTTCGTCAATGACGTGACTCTCTGTGTCTGATGCTCCCTCCCAAGGGAATGCATCTGCACCGTGCTTGCGGTGATCACGGCTTTTGCCTGGCCACCAGTTGCGGCGGTCATCGTAGCTAGTACGGCACAAATCAAAATAAGCTTCCAGTTCGTTTACAGTCTGGTCGTATGCGTTGCGTAACGCAGTAATGTCTGGAGAGGCATCGACATACGTCAAGGCTTCAAAGGTGGATTTATTTTGCATCTATTTTTTTCTTTGCTGATTTAGTAATGTCGTGAATGTAGCCTTTGTATACCCCAATTTTATCACATAATTCCTGTGGACGCATTGGTGTTTCAAGCTGATGCCTTACATAGCGGTTTAGATACTCCCATCCCGCAAGTCTATTGACCTGTTCCTTGATCCATTCTGGATCTAAAGTAATGTCATCTTCACTTAACATAGCGATAGGAGGTTCCTGTTTCGTCAGTGATAGCCTCGACGTTTACATTCTTCCCAGGAGTGAAGTGATTCTCAAACTTGCGAGGGATTACTACTGGGACCTTCTTTTGTATCTCCCTGATATACACATAGATATAACTTTTGTTTGGGGCTTTTGAGTGCACTGCTCCACGGTAACGCTTGGGCGTAAGCTCAGGAATATCTACTGCCTCCTCTAGCATAGACTGCCCTTCTTCGTTGATCCACCTGGCCTTGCCAGTTCCCGTGACGGTATGCTCTGGTAGTTTGCTTTTTACTAGTTCTAGTAGTAAATCCAGCTCGACATTGTGCTCCTTGGCAATTGCTTGTACTCTTTTCTTGGGCATATTAGTATCCTCCTTTTTTATTTGTAGTTGTTTGCATTGATGCATTGGTCATAAAGTCTGGCCCTTCCCCTCCGTTCGACATTCGCAAATAGCGTATAACGTCAAAGAAATCCTTCAGGGGTTCGTCGGACTTGCCGTTTGCATTGTAGTTGATTAAGCTGTCGATTAAGTTTCCGCAGTCCTTGTGTATGTAGCACAGCGGACGATTCGATAAGTCTACGCCTACATTTGGGTTATAGTGAAACCAGTCGTCGAGGGCAGTAATGCCCCGATCTTCCATTACTCCGCTAGAAGGAATAAAGCTTAGACCAAAGTCATAGAAGGATGTAAAAAGATCATCATTGTTCTCATTCTCCTTTGCAAAAAATCTTGAGTCACCAATTCTTTCGGTTACCTCAATGCCTAGGTCTTCCTCGATCTCCTTGAATAACTCGCAGTATCCCTCTACGTTAAGTCCTACCTTCTTAGATGCAGGGCCATATCTCCACTTAGGGTCACCGAAGATAGCCCATTCCCCGAAGGTATCACGGTCTGGCCATTCCTTCCTGATAAATATCTGGCCGTCTTCATTTACCCCAGCCCAGATGCAGGTGTAGTTCCTTGCTCCTGCGGGGTCAACTACCTGATAGCAGGTGAACTCCGACTTATCCGAAATGTCGGGGAACTCAAACCCGTACTTGTTTGGTTCATCGTCTAGGACATTTACTTCTGTGTTGAAGTAAGGTAGCAGTGCATTCGCTGATTTAACTGGTACGCCGTAGGCACGTACCATTATAACTGACTCAGGCTGGTTTACTAGGTCCTTGGCTATACGTTCGTAGCCACCAAATGGATTCTCGTCTGAGTGCAGGTATACAACTCTTGCATCTCTGCTAGGACTGTACTGCTCAATAGGCACTGCCTTGTTCTTTAGTAAGACAGCAGGTCGAGTCTTTAAGGTTTCAGCGTTCTTTAGGTACTCGGATATAAAAGGTGTATACCCGTCAATCGGCGTAAAGCCGATAAGCATCTTGGAGTCACGGGTAGCTAAACGGAAACGCAAGGTGTTGACCAGAGCAGCGTCACCTAAGTACTCATCTAGCCAGGCTCCGATATTCAACCCTACTGGTTTCTTGAACCCGAACTCAAAGCCCTCTAGGATTGTCTGGTTGTTACTGTACTGCGTGTAGGTCTTGAAGTCTACACGTGTCCTAGTATCTGGGAAAATAAACGAAGAGGCCGTGAAGCCATTCTGCATAGAGTAGTTGATGTATCCGTCTACGCTCTTGGTCTTGCGCTTGAACTCCTTAGGCATCATCTCCCATACAGCGGACTGCTGTACCTTGATAGAGGTATCTGCATTCTGGGAGAAGCATACGATATGCCCGTCCATACTTTCCGTGACGGCCTCCATAAGCATCTTGGCGCAGCCAGTAGTCTTGCCCGATCTGTTGCCACCTAGTGCCAGCACTTCATTGTTTGTACGTAATCCTGTACGTATGCGGTCCCATCCCGCTAGGTCAAAGCCGTAGCGTATAGGGTCTTCCTCTGCTGCTTGTATACGTCCTTCGTGCGCTTCGTGCAGGG